CATTCAAGGTCGCTTGACGCAATTGCAGCAAATAGTCTCGCGTCATCAGGTGGGCTGCGCTGCGTACAGGGGAATCCAGTAGTTAGCGTTGCCAACACGAACCCGCAAACCACCATAAGCGGTTCCAAGGGTTGTGCCAGCTACCACCATGTGACCCGCGCCAGCAGTCACACCTTGCAGATTGAAAAACACGGCGTTGTCGTCAACTTCACCAACTGCTGTGCCTTGGGTCGATGCGTGAATGAACGACGTCAGGGTGCCGGTCTTAGCACCGGACGGGGCGTTCAGTTCAAGTTCCAACGGGGCGTAGGTGCCGGACGTAGTGCCAGCCGATAGGGTCATTTCAGCCAAGATTGCTGAACCCAGGCCAGTCGTGCGGCCCGATGCGCCGTAAACCACTTCGCCTTTAACGGCATTTGACCAGGCGCCAAGGGCTGCATTGATCGTGGTCAGGAATTTAGCGCGGCCACCAACGCCACCAGCGCCAGTCATCGTGGTCGAAACCGATACCGGTTCGACGCTGGTGCTGCCGTCCGTGCTGTTGCTGGTCGTGGTGATGTTGACGTCGCCGCCAGTTAGGTCAACACCGCCCGCAAACGAAGCGGCGCCAGTTACGTCGATTGAATCAAATTGCGGGTCAGCGTAGGCAACCCCGGTTGCTTTATTATTGGGCATGATTTAAGTTCCTTTCAACAGTTCCAGTTCTTTAAGGATGCTTTAGCCCGTTCCGCGGGGCCTTTCGCGTTCTTCACCACCCCTTCCATTCTCGCGCAAAAGGATGCTTTTCGTCCAGCATCGGTTTTTGTTTTCGGGTTTGGTGCTGGCGGTTTCAAATTGGCATTGTTCTTTGCGTTGTATTCGGCACGGCCTTTGGCTGTCATACCGGCGCCCTTTTCCGTCGGGTTGTAATTCTTACCCTTTCCGGTCGTGGTTCGCGCAATTGGTTTGTCGTGTCCTTTGGCCATTTTATTTCCTTTTTACAAAGTATCGTGGTTATTCTTCAACCACGCAAGCAATGTCCGCTTCCTGGATGATTTGGTAATCCTGGCCATCAAAGTTTTGTACTGGCCAATCCAGGTACGTGCCATTGCCGTATTTAATTTTGTCGCCCACTTTGGCGTCGTACACCTGGGGGCCAACGGCCACAATTCTGCCTTCGTTAAATTTTTCTTTGTTGACGACGTGAATAATGTCTGACAGTTTTCTGACAAACGGCTTCACAACAACACGATCATGCAGCGGGCGAATTCGCATCTTTGGGTTTTCTTCCGGGTTTTTTACGGTCGGGAACGATAGCAGCGGGCACTTCGGCCTGTTTGGTTTCGTCCGTCATGATGTCGTAAACGGGCAGCACCACCGTTTTGATTTGGTGTTCACCGCACCAGTCCATTTCGTGCTTGTTTTGCATTTCGGGGTAGCGACGGCAAGCGCCCATCACCTGGCCTGTAACAAAAAATCGACAGGTCTTGCAGCGAACGCCACTCATCTAATGGGCTTTCCAGCACGTACAGCAGCGTTAAGGGCTGCCGCCATGTCTTCAGCAATCGAACGCACTTTTGCTTCGTGCATCCGCTTCATACGATGTTCAGCGGGCGACGCCTCGCGTCCCTTCATAGATGGCTTGGCTGATACTGCCGCTTCGATAGGCTTTTTCAAGGGCATCATTTAATCCTTTCCTGACTTCATTGTGTTCCACGCTTGGCAATTTGTCAAGTCCGCTTACAACGGCAGCATTACCCAAACCGCGGCTGTTGTCGATGACCATCATGTGGAATCGGTGGTCGTCGCCGTACTTTTCTTGCAGCCGACCCATCACATCACGCGAACCTATGTGGGTTTTGAAATGCTCGTCAATCGGCACGGTGCGACCCGTGCCCATTTCGGCTTCCATGCGGCTGGCGCGTTTTAGGGCGCCGTTTTCCATGGCTTCCACGGGGTCGCGGTACGTGTACACGATGCCGACCTTGCGACCGGCTTTCAGGGCTTGCTGGATTTTTTTGTCCGCGGATTCAAACGTGTTCATGTTTGTGTCGTACTTGATTTCCGCGTTTTGAATGTGATCCGATACCTTTAGGGCTTCTTGCAAGCCAGTTGTTTTACCCGCCCCCGTTCCACCAGCGGTAAACAACACCAGGTTGTCTTTACCCGATGGCGTATCTTGCGACAATTTTTCGGCGTACATCTGTTTGACAAACGCCGATGACGGTTCGTGAACGTCTGCCGACCTGGTGCGATCTGCGCGGTATTCAGGCGACATTTCGCGGGCGTCATCCGTGTTTAGGATGCGTCCACCGTCAGTTGATGGCAAAGCCGCGTATTCGCTGGCCAGGCCGGTGTAGTCATTCGCCAGGCGATCAAAATACGCCTGTTCAATCGGGTTGGCCGACTGACCAGGAACCTGGGGCAGCGTAGGCTGCGGGACAAGCGAAGCCAGGCTGGCCTGGGTAGGCACGGCGCCCTGGGGCGCTGCCTGTTGTTGACCCGCCGCTGCCAGTTGCGACAGCGGGATGGCCATTTACTTTTGGTACGACTTGCGACCGTGGGTGTAGCAAACGCCTTTGCTGCGGCCACCGTCAAATTTGTGGTCAGAGCCAGTTGCATCGGCTTTGCCCATGGCGACACCGTTCACAACACGTTCACGGCGTTCGCCGGTGTTGTCGCTGGCAGTTGCGCCAGCGGGCGCCTTGGCGCTGGTGCCGTAGCCCTTGGGCTGCATTTCGGCGTTATCTTTGTTCATGGCTTTTCCTTTCAGTTTAGGAATTTCAAACGATACAACGTTTTATCAATCAACGAAACGATTTCGTCAATGATATTCTGAAGTTCAGAATCTTGTGGCAAATCTTCCCTGGCTTCGTCCACAAACTTTTGCAACGATTCCAAATACTTCACGGGGTCTTTGGCGTTGTGGAATTCTTCAGGGTACTTTTTGATTTTTTGGTATCGGCCCTGGAAGGCTTCGGCGTAACCGTCTGCCAGGTCAATAATTTCGACGTAGTATTTCCCCAGCGCCTTGTGTACCGAATACGAATCGGTGGACAGGTGCATGAAATGTGTCACCGTGCTGCTGTGCAGTAATGTGGCAATAAATTCGGCTGCGTCGTTTTCCATGAGGCGATGATAATGGAAAAAAAGGGGGCTTACTAGCCCCCTTGAAAGTGGCTTTGGCAACTGTCAACAAGCCCGCACAATTGTTCCTCGGTTGGGATGGGAATGTCAACAGGCCATTGACCGGATTCGACCAGGGCGGCCACCGTTTTCATGTGGGCAATCGTCCAGGCTTGCTGCCTTTCCCGTTTTGACCATTTGCTGCCCTGGTCAATGTCGTGGTGACAGGTCATGCAAAGCGCGGCCACCAGGTTGTCGTCGGCTTTGATCCCGCGGCCCTTGCCACCACCCCAATTCGTGTGCGCCGCCTGGACAAAATGCGGGCTGCCGCAAAACTGACAATCCAGGCTGGCCACCAGGCGCAACAACTTTTTGCTGCGGATGTAGGCGTGTTTTGGGTAGGCGGTCATATTTCGATACCCTTTTCGGTTGCCCAAGCGTACAGCCATTCGATAAATTCGCTGGCGTCTTCCACGGTGAATTTGTGGCTTTGCCACCCCAACTGGACGACCCTTTCGCCGTCCAGGCTGGGCGCCACGCGGCCAATCTTGCGTCCGGTTTCGTGCGCCCATTGGTCAATCAACAGGCGTTTCCAGTCGTCGTCAGTCCAGGTTGATCCAGCCTGGCGGGTGGCTGCGCCAACCATGCCGATCATGGCGTGAAACTTGGCGTTTTGATCCAGGCTGCGGGTGGCTTTTTTGATTTCCAATCGCATCCGTTGACCGGCTGCCAGGCTGGTTTTGATATCCGGCCACAACCGTTCCATCAAAATTTTGGCCTGTTCGGGTGTGTGCAGTTCAAAAATCATTTGATCGCCCCCAACGCCCGCAATGCAGCGTCAACACCATCAACAACAGCCAACGGGCCACCGCGCCAGGCGCCATGCCAATCCAGTTGGTCTTCAGTCAACCGCCGTTCCGAAGGCGGGCGGCGACCGTCTTTAACTTCCAGCAAAAGGGTTTTCCCCTGGTAACCCACCAGCAAATCAGGGACGCCTTTGCCAACTGCCGCCAAAGTTTGTACCGTGGCCCCAACTGCTCGTAGTGCCTCAACAATTTGTTCCTGGTTCGCATCAACTTTTGCCGCCCTTCTCATTTTTTGATCCTGTTCATTTCCGCAATCAAGATATTTAGACCAGCCTGGCCACGTGCTTTCGCAATATCTTCCTTCGTCTGCGCCCACCAGGCATTCGCTAGGCGTGTGCCGCGTTCTTTGACGTGCAACTTGTACCTGTTGATCCAATACCTGGCTTCGCATTCCCGCCGCCAGGCTTCCGACCAGGTGTGTTTCGCGCCATCCGGCAAGGTCGCCGGTTGCGATAAGGGCTGCGGTGATTTGTTCGTATTCAAAGGTTTGCCCCTCTCGCACTTTGTTCAGCAGCGCGTGTCCTTCATCGCGTGTCATTTCGGCATCCTCATTTGCTGGGTCAGTTCGCGAAATTTGGCCAAGGCTTCCTGTTTGGCTTTTTCGGTCGCAATCTTTTCGTGGACAGTCTGCTGCCTGGTTATCAGGGTGTGCGGCTTGTCAGGAATGCGCGGGGCATCGTTCAGCAGTTTGGCAAACTGCAATGCTGACGGCGGGCGGTCGGGGTTCATGTGTTTCAGGGCGTAATCCAGTTTTGGCCGGTATGTCAGGCCGCGCCCGCATTCCTCTGCCCATACCTGTCGAACCATGGTGTGATCCACACCTTCCCAATGCCGAACAAACACAGCGCCGTAGATGGCGCCCATCCTGGCAAAGATGTAATCCAAGCCCTGTTCGACCTGGCAAAAATCCTGTTCGCGCCATTCACTTGAGTAATTTGACATCGTGGCCACCCCCTATCAATCCGCGGGTCAATCCCGCCATGGTGTCGCGGTTGCGTTCACCAACGTTTTTGTTTTGCTTGTCAGCAACCCATTCAGCCTTAAACCCGCGCCAGCCACGCGCGACACATTCCGACAGCGCGTTATCCAGCGACCAACCCGCTTTTTGGGCTTCCTGGGCGATTCTTTTGACCACGGTGGGGGTCACTATTGCCTTGTTGGTTTTTCGGGCCTGTAGGAACGATTCCCAGGTTTCTGGTTGAACACCATCAGGACAGGTCAATTTTTCTTTTTTTACTTTTTCTTTTTCTTTATTGGTTATTGGGTATTGGGTATTGGTTAGGGTTTTTTTGGGTTCGGTTTGGGTTAGCCCTGGGTTACCCATGGGTTTTTTCGGGCGCCCACCCTTGATTCCATTGGCTTTTTGCTTGGCAAGGAACGTGTAGTATTTTTCGATTTCCGCGTCTGCACGACGGTTTCTGTATCCTTCGGGGGTCAGTTCAAAGAATTCGATCAACACATTTGACACCGCTTCGGAACCCACCCGTATCCGACGGGAAACCCGTGGGATATCGTTGGGTATTGGTGATTCCGTGTCGTAGTACAAATCCAGCATCCGACGATAGGCAAGGTCTTCATCTGCCGTCAAATGGGCGGTGTGTTTGGCGTAGTCGCCAACGTGAAACTGGTAGAAATTCATGCCGCACCCTTTCATCACACCCAGAAAAAAGTGGAACCAAGGCGGGCGGGGTGGGGTCGCTGTTCAGGTGGCTCATGACTTCCACCCTAGCCTGGTTCCGAACGCTATTTTGTCCGAAACCAGGAAGGCCGCAAAGCCTTCAGTTGCCACAAACGCGCCTGTGGTACGGCGTCACCCCATTGGCTGATGGCCTGTCGCGTGATCCCTAGCAACTTAGCCAGGGCCATGGCGCTGCCCGCTTTTTCGATTGCTTGTGCTTTGTCCATGTTCGCATGGTAAGCCACCTTTCAAGTCTTGTCAACACCATCAATACCCGACAAATGTGAGTGGGCTTTACAAATAGTTGTTGACATGGCGTGTAAGTGGGCTTAACATGGGAACCGTAGTGATTGATAACGCCCTAACGGGTCTTTTAAGGAGAAACAGAAATGTCCAAGCAATATCTCTCTTGTGCCGAAACCGCCAAACTGGTTCGTGCGGCTCTCAAGGAATCTTTTCCTGGCGTTAAGTTCAGCGTTCGTTCTAGCGTGTACGCCGGTGGCGCCAGCATCAACATCGAATACACCGACGGCCCCAGCGCCAGCCAAGTCGAAGGCATCGCCAAGGCATTCCAGGGCGCATACTTTGACGGAATGACCGATTACAAAGGCCGCAACTACAACACCCTGGACGGCGAACAAGTCAGGTTCGGTGCTGACTTCATTTTTGTAAAACGCAACTTCACCGCGCCAACTTTGACTGGCATCGTTGTTCAGGTCTGCAATTACTACGGTTTCGACAACGAAATTTTGATCGACGCTGGCGGCCAATATTTTGGCGCATACGTCAAAGAAGTTGGCCCCAACGCCGACAGCGAAGCCCGCGGGTTCAGCAAGTACGACATTGAACGTTTGATCCGCGAAGCGGCTGGCAAGTACAGCATGGATGACGCAGCCGAAAGCAAAACCTTGGCCCGCGTTGCCTTCCTGGGCGACGACGGTTACGGCTACGGCGCTGTTGGCCGGATTGCTGCGTAAGGGGGGCGCCATGGACAAGGAACCAAGTGATTTGCAAGTCCTGTTGATGGTGCTGGTCATCGCGCCCATCCTGTACGTGTTGCTTTACATCGCCATGGCGATTTTTTGAAAGGGGTGTGGAAATGTTTGCAGATAAGTATGAATTAGAAACCTGGGCAGGGCCGTCAATGGCCACCATCAGGGCAAGGCAGCGGGCTGCGTGTGGCGGCGGCTGCAAGTGTGGAAAGTTGCGCGATCCCGTCACCAAGTCCAACGGGGTTCGCACCTGGCTGTCGTGTTTGCGGTGCCTTGGCACCATCGCCTAGCTCACCGGCGCCGAAGGCGTCCGGTGCAGCGCAGTGTTAGGCGTCAAGTTGAACGGAGGTTATATGGACACAAACAGACGATGGACACAGTTCGCAGCCGATGCCGAGGTTGACAGATTCGGCACCGCAAGACTATGCGCTGCGCACAACAGTCTGCGCGATGAAGTCGAAAAGCTGCGCAGGGTCGCCGAAGCCGCTGCGCGCTCTGTGACGCAGCCCGCATGGGCCGGAGTGTGCGACGAGGACATTGAACTGGAGTCCGCGTTGCGGGCGGCTGGGCTTCTTGACGCCTAACGCAGAGCTAAGGGGCCGGCCGCTTGCGGACGGTCCCGCTTAAGCGCCGGGTTAGGCGCGGAGGATTGATGATGGAACTAGGCGCAATAGAGGAAGTGAAAGAGATTGCCAGGCAGATCGAATGTCGGCTGATACCGCCACCGAACAAGGCGCAGTCACTGGTAATTATTCGACAGATGATCCGCATGGCAGAAAAGATCGAGTCGCTTGAAGCCAAGCTATTCCATGCCGAAGCGGAGCGCGACGAAAACCGCGCCGAGATTGGCAGGCTGCGCGACGAACTGCAAAGGATCGCTGACCCGATGAGTTTCCGGCACGAAGGGACAAGCCTTTCGTTGTGCCGGAAATACGAGGACATAGCGGCAGACGCTTTGCGAAAAGTCGGCTCTGACAAGACGGCAGATGTAGCGCCTAACAGACAGTTGACAGATAGCGTCAAGGGGGCTTACAATTAAATCACGCCGGAAACGGTCTTTTACGGAAGGAAATTGAAATGGAAAATCAAGCACTCATTCCCAACGCTGACTGGCAAACTCAGCAACGCGGAACCAACGACCAGGAATATCAAATCTACCTGGCTTGCGCTGACAACGGCAAAGGCGGCGACATTACTCGCAACGGCGCCCCCCTTTTGACTTACGACCAATGGGTGGCAGCATGAAAGTAAAACTTGTCAGCGTACCTGGGCCACAGGCCCAGGCGACCAAAGCGCCCAGCATCCTGGACAAACGATTTAAATACATACCGGCGGCCAAGACCGACATAGTGCAACGTTTTCGCGCTATGGGCTGGGTTCCACCGTCAGAAAAGCGGGGGGGCTACTGACATGACCCAACAACAACATTACGAAACCATGCAACGTCAAGAGGAGTATGAGGAAATGACAACGTTCAACAAAGTCGCTGCGGCCTTGGTCAAGGCCCAAAAAGAATTCGGCCCTGCGCTGAAATCCAGCACCAACCCGCATTTCAAATCACGCTACGCCGACCTGGCCGCGTGTGTTGAAGCGGTGGTGGACGCTCTCAACAACAACGGCATCGCGTTGACGCAGCGCGTCAGCCCGTCCGACAGCGGCGTGATCGTCGAAACCGTGTTTATTCACGAATCCGGCGAAATCATCAATTGCGGCCAGTTGCACGTACCGGCCACCAAACAGGACGCCCAGGGTTACGGATCAGCGTTGACATACGCCCGCCGTTACTCGTTGATGGCCGCCTGTGGTATTGCACCGGAAGACGACGACGGCAACGCAGCCACAAAACGCCCGTCAGCGCCAGCGCAGCCTATTCCTGATATTACGGATCATCTGTCAGCCATTGATGGTGCCGCCAATAGCGACGAATTAACCAAGGTGTATGCCGCGGCCTACGACGCTTGCCAGGGCAATCAGCAACTTCAGGCCAAAGTGATTGCAGCCAAGAAAGCCCGCATTGAACGCGCCAAGAAAGAAAAACAATCGAAAGGAACCACAAATGAGTGACATGGAACAACGCACCGACGACTGGTACGCGGCCCGCCTGGGCAAAGTCACGGCCAGCAGCCTGTACAAAGTCCTAGCCAAGACCAAGACCGGCTACGGTGCCGACCGCGGCAATTACATGACCCAACTGGTGTTGGAACTCGTGACCCAATCTAAGGCCGATTCCTACACCAACGCGGCCATGCAATGGGGCATCGACCAGGAACCATTTGCCAGGGCAGCCTATGAAGCCGCCAAGGGCGTTTTGGTAGAGGAAGTGGCGTTCGTACAGCACCCGACCATCGCCATGGCTGGTGCCTCGCCTGACGGCTTGGTGGGCGACGACGGCATGGTGGAAATCAAATGCCCCGACAGCAAGACAGCCTTGGAATGCTGGCTGTCCGACAGCCCCGTGGAAGGCAAGTATTTCGCGCAAATGCAATGGCAAATGCGCTGCGCCGACCGCGCCTGGTGCGACTACGTTGTATTCGACCCGCGGATGCCCGCCAAGGCCCAACTGTTTGTCACCCGCGTTCAGCGTGACAACGAATGGTTGGCCATCACGGAAGCGGAAGTCGTCAAGTTTTTGGCTGAAGTCGATGCCAAGGTCGCAGCACTCAAAAAAATCATCGGAGAATAATCATGTCGAAAGTCGTAAAAGAAATTAGTTGCATTGTCGGTCAATACACCAACGCCCAGGGCGAACAGAAAAACCGCTATCAGCGGATTGGTTCGGTCATCAATACCAAAAACGGGGAAATGCTCAAACTTGACGTTATCCCGCTAAAGGATGGCGGCTGGGACGGCTGGGCTTACATGAACGACCCCAAACCCAGGGAAGACGCGCCGCCGCGCCCCGCGCCCCGCAGTTTTCCTGACGACGATTTACCTGACTTTTTCTAGGGGGCGCCATGCAGTTTGACCTATTTGGAAGTCCTGAAAAGTACCTGACCAAATTACGGTCTGACTGGCGCAACACCATCGAAAGCGACGGGGGTTATTGCCCCTGTTGCGGTAAGTGGGGCAAGATATCACCCTTCACCATAACTGAAACACACGCCCTGGCGCTGTTATGGCTGTCCAAGGCGCCGTGTGACGGTGACGGGTGGGTGGAAGTGCCGCCAATTGCACCGGCCTGGATGCTGCGCGGCAAAAACTACACGACGATGGCCAAGTGGGGGCTGATCGAACACGGCGGCAACGATGACGAATCCAAACGTTCCGACGGGTTTTGGCGGGTCACAACCAAAGGGCTGCACTTCATTTGTGGCGCCTTGTTGCTGCCAAAAAAGGCGTATATTTACAACAACAACGTGGAAGGTTGGTCAGACGAACAGGTGTATTTCAGGGATTGTTTTGGCCGACACTTCGACTACCAGGAAGTCATGGCCGACAATTTCAACTTGAATGCAATCAAACTTTAGATGCCCACCTTGCAACGGCGATTGCCGCCAGGGACGTGATTGCCCCAATAGACCGCCGCCCATGTCCTGGGCGGTTTTTTTTCGTCGGCTGGTCAGGCTAGTTCAAAGTGTGGGCCGTCGATGAACGGCTTGCGTTTTTGGGCGCGGCGTTCGTCGATGTACGCGTTCATGGCTGACGCCATCGTGCCTTGCCATTTGCAAATGTCGTTGACCGTCCAGGCGCCACCCCACCGTATTGCCACGCCCTGTTCGATTGCAGCCGTTTTCATGGCGTCGGCAATGTCATCGTATAGGTTCAGTTCCCAAGACGCCCTGGCGCCGATATAGGCCATTAGATCGACCGCTTTGCCTTCTAGGTGTTTGCTGGCCATGATTTGACTGGCGCCCTGGTTAACCAGTTCGCGCTGGCGTTCCTGGGTTCGCAACCCTTCGACCACGCCAAAATCAATCTTGGTGATTTCGATGGCGCGTTTGACTACTTTAACCAGTTGTTCGTCAACGCCCACCAGGTTATCCAGCGAACGCTGCGACAGTTTGAACGTCATTTTCTTGCCCATCCCGCCACAATCCTAGCGCCAAACAAAAACCCAAACGCAATGTTGGCCGCTTCCAGGGCCAGCGTCCTGATCTGCTCTTGAACCGGAATGTAAAGGGTCGAAATGCCCACGCCAATCACCACCAGCGCCCCGACATAACGGGCGGCTGCGCGTAGGTCAATGACCCATTGGCTCGGCGTTCCCACGGGGGTATCCAGTCGGGCCAGGGCTTCCAGCCTGGCGACCTCGGCCTGGTCAAGTTTGATCTGTTCGTCAATGGTGGTGGGCTTCACGCCGCCGACCCATTTGGTAATCAGTTGCTTGCCGCTTTCAACGGCAACCGGCAGCAGGGCGCCGACAATGGTTTCAATCAGCATGGGCTTTTCCAATCGTCTGGGTGGTAATGACCCGCAACAGAATGTTAACGACAGGCAATCCGACGGCCAAAATAACGTACCAATGTTCGGGCAAGTACGGTTTCAGCAGTCCGGTGGTGGCTTCTAGGGACGCCAGCACGGCCACAAAAATGTTGACCCAAATTGTTTTCGACGTGTACCAAGGCTTCATGGTTACCCCTTAAAAAAAGACATGATGTAACCAACAGCCGCGGATGCTGCGGACACAATCGACATTCCAACCCAAAAGCCACCGCGGCCCTGATTGGCCAGCGCGACCAGTTTTTCCAGGTTGCTTTCCATCTTGTCCATTTTCTTTTCCATGTCGTCGAACCGGCGTTCGTAATCTTGAACCTTCTGCCAAAGGACGCCGTATTTGACTGGATCAATGTCAGGTTGTTGCGCCATTTACTGCTGTCCTTTTTGTATCTCTTGTAAGGTTGAACCAGCACCAGGTTGTAGTGCCTTTTCTGCCTCTCGACGTTCACGCGCTGACCTGATAACTCGTCGGGCTTCGCTGCCAATCGGATAGCCAAATGTTTTAAGTCCCGCCACGTTGCCAGCGGCTTCAAGTCCACCGGCGGCCTTATTGGCAAGGTATCCCACCAGGGTGTTGGAATTGTTGACAAACGATCCACGGGGTTGGAATTGGGTGTATGCGGCCACGTTCCCCAGGGTACGCAACTGCAACTGACTTTCGGGGTCAAACACCGCTTCAAAATTCTTTACGTCGTCCAGTTTTTTGACGGCCTTGTTGTAGTTGGCTTGGCTGAAATTGCCTTTGCCGTCCACAATACCGGCCTTGTCTGACAGCCAGTTGATCGTGCCAGCCTTCATGTGCTGGTGGGCCACCGATTCGCGGCCCAGCGTGTCCACCATCGTGTTGATGTTTTTGTTGACGCCGTTAATCACAAACTTGTCGAAATACTTGTCAGCCGGTACAGCGTCATCGACCGCGGCTTTGTAGGCTGGATCTTTTTTCAGCGCATCAAAACGGGCCTTGGCCAACGTGCGGGCCTGATCGGCCAGCGGCTTTAATGCGGCGGCTTCGCCTTTCAATGGCAACTGTTCCAAGGCTTCGCGCACAATGCTGGCGGCCATGGCTGCGTTACCGTCGCCCGACCGTTCGGCCTTGCGAATTTCGGCTGCCAGGTTGGTACGCATGGCTTCGAATTGCTCAAAGGTCATGGGTTCGCCGTTTTTAAACCGTTCCAACTGGTTTTTAATCGGCGTGGGCAAAAAGTCTGTTTTCAGTTTTTTGGCCAACGCCCGTTCAGCGTTCGTTGCCAGGGTCACGCCATCGACAGGGAATTGCCCACCGGCTGCGTCTTCCAGGGCCTTGTAAGCGGCTGAAATTTCAACGTTGCGGGCGTCGTCCAGGGCTTTGTAGGCGTCAATAATGGCCTGGCTGGATTCAATGGTTTTCGTGGCGTACACATCCGGCGCTGCGCGTTCGCGGATCAGCGGCACGTTGTCCACCAACTGCTGATTCTGTTGGTTGAATCGCTGGGCAAATTCAGGTTGTGTCCCGCGCAAATTCTGTTCACGCGACAACTTCACCACGTCGCCGGTGGCCTGGCCTTCAGTCAGGCGAACAGGCACGGGCAGCGAATCGGCTTCCAGGTGACGCAACACCACGGGGGTGTTGACCTTATCCAGCGGCATATTGCCGTACAACTGCTGAAATTCAGGCGTGGCAGTCTGTAATGCCTGGCGAACAATCGTGGCGTCCGGCACACCGGCTGCGCCGATGCTGGCGCGGCCTGGGGCGGCTGTCATGGGTGCAACAGGCGGCACGGGCTGACCTGGGGCGCCAATAGTCGGGCGGGCGGTCGGCATGGTCGTAGTACCAGGCGCGACGGCTTCAGTTACGCGTGTAACGCCACGTTGAACCGCGGCTGGGGTAACGTCCTTGGCGGCTTCCAAAACCTTGCCACCGGCTTGTTTTACAGCCTGGCCAGCCGTTCCAACTTCACGTTGTATTGTCTTGCTGAACGGCGCGGCAGTCGCGCCCAGTTCCATGTAATACTGGACGTCCTGTTTTGGCATACCGGTTTGTTGGCTAATCCAGTCCGCGCCCTTTTCGATGTTTTCACCGATAAATTGCATCAATCGCTGACTGGCTTCGCCCTTGTATTCCGGTGTTTCGGTAATGCCAAACGCCTTACCAAAAGGCCGATCAATCGCGCTGACCACTTTGCCTTTGGTGGCTTCGGCTTCTTCGGGGGTCTGACCCGCTGCGCGGGCGCCAGCATAAGTGACCATACCGGCCACGCCAGGCACAACGCCCGTAATCGTGTCAGCCAAGGCTGCGCTGCTGCGTAAGAATGACGTGACCTTGCTGGCCACTTTTCCCTGTTTAGGCGGCTCGTTAAATGCTTCGGCCACAGCGGCGTTTACCGCGTCAGGCTTCATTAGGTCTTCAACGGTCAACGCGCCAGGCGTGGCGGCTGCTGGTGCGGCTGCTGGTGCGGCTGCTGGTGCCGACCGCGATGCAGCGGCTGCTGGTGCCGACCGCGGTGCAGCGGCTGGCGCAGCAGCAGGGCGGGCATCCGTAGTGGTGCCGGTCACGGCCTGGACATATTTAGTCGGGTCTTTTGTGACAAACCCGCCGTAGTCCTTTAGCGCCAATTCAATGTTGCCACCATGACGATCAAGCAGTTGGCCAAGGTATGTCCTGGCGGCTTCGCGGGCTTCCTTTTCGTCGAACGGGTTAAATTTAATGCCCTGTTTGTGCAGCATTTGAACCGTGTCAGGCAGGAATTGGTACGGCCCCATGGCCTTGGTCTTTTTGTTGATGGCAAACGTGTCGCCACCGCTTTCGACCTGGCGCAGCCGGTCTAGCTGTTCGTCGGTAACAACTGCGGATTGGCGGGGCGCCATCTTCATGCCAAAGGCGTCATCCACCGCGGCGTCAATCGCCCTGGGGCCGAATCGTTCCATTACTGCCCCCTAACTAACTGGTTCATCTTCCCAATGTTGTCCACCAGGCGCTTGTACCCTGGGGAATTACGGCCGCCGGCAGCAGTCACCACTTCGCGGATTGCTTCTTTGTCGTTGTTTTTCATGGCATCAAACAATCGAACGGCGTTAATGTCCACCGTCGTTGACCACTTGTTTTGGAAGTCACGGGCAGCAAACGGGTCTTTGGTTTTTTCAAAGGAATTTTGAATGCCCTGGTTAAACAATTCGGTCGCGGTGGACAACGCACGGTTGACGCGGGCCGTCTGTTTGATGGCTGGCGCAGTCCAACTGGTTGTGCCGGAAATTTCACCAGCAATTCCGCGGGCTGCGTCTGTGCCGCCAAGGCCCGACGAATTGGCCAGCGATGCGGTTTGCAGCGCCATGTAGTGGCCCAACTGGTTCAGGTTGGCGGCGTTGTCGGAAGTCCATGGAAGGGCAGCGTAGCCACCCGTCAGGTTGCCCACAAAATTGGCGCCTTTACCGGTAATCACGTCGTCGGCCAGTTTGATGATTTGGTTGTTGTTAAACGTCTGCAACGGCACTTGCTGGGCTGCGTTCATGCTGTTGGTACGCAACTGGTTGGCTTCGCTCAATGTCTGCGGCGTTTCGCCAGGACGCAAACGCGCCACGGGCGTCGTGCCGCCAGGGGCAGCAGCGGGCGGCAAATTTTGCCCCTGAACGGTTGATGGCTGCATTGGGCCGCCAACTTGCACACCAGGGGCGGGGGCGCCAGGGGCCGTTGAAACAGGACGCGGCATTTGGCCACCAGGCAATTCGCCAGCGCCAGGTGTCCCCGTGCCAGCGCGTTGGCCAACAAACCGACCGTTGGCGTCGAATACGTTGACGATTGGGTTGTTGTTGATATCCACCTGGCCGGTTGGCACTTCGCGGCTGCCTGGGGCAAGTTGCGCGGTAACCAATGGCTGTTGCGCCACGGTGGTGACAGGCGCTTCGCCAGCCACCGACGGACGGGTGGTTGTTTGGAAAGTTGCCGCGCCTGTTGTGGCTGTGCCAGCCTGGGGGGCAAACAACTGCTGCTGCGTTTGTGGGTTCAGCAACGAATTGGCGCCGGAAATGGCCAGCGAAGGCAAATCCGCGTCACCAGGCAACACATCAATGGTCGTTTTGTACGCGTCAACCAGGCTGGCCAATTCGCGGTTATTAGGGTTTTCCTTAACCAACTGATCTAGTTCGGCCAGGTAGGCGCGTTTGTCGTTTACACCCAGGCGGCCCATGACGGCCAAGCGCGACGCAATCATTTCGCGCTGGGTCTGCGTCAAGTTTTGTGCAGCCTGGCTGGCCTGGGTTTGGGCGGTGGACAGCGTGGTGTATTTACTCATCCAGTCCGCGCCGGTCAGCGGGGCGATTTTGGGAATTTCTGCATTCAGTTTGTTAATGTCCACGCGCCCGTCAGTTTGGAAATTTTCAGGGCGCGACAAAAATTCGGTGATGCGATTGCGTTCTTGTTCTTTTTGCTTTTCCAAAGTCAAACCGATTTCGCCGGTTTTGTAGTCTTGAACGCCGCGGGCAAAGTTGACCATTTCACCCAGGCTCATACCTGGGACGGGCTTAATGTTTTGTGCAACAGGGGTTACGCTTAGGTCTGCCATGTTCTTATCCTTTCAGCAACGAATACATCAACGCGCTGTTTCCGATGTTGCCAAATGCGTTCGCATAAGCATTTGCTGAACCAACTTGACCGGCTGCAATAGCCGATGCGCCACCAATAGCAGCCTGGCCAATGTTTCCAGCCATTGCCTGTCCGGCGCCTGTAACTTGGTTTTGCGCGGTCTGTCCGATGCCAGCAATACCCGCCAGCGTGTTGTAGATGTTTTGGCGTTGCGCGATCACCTGGGGCATTGCAGTTCCCAGCGTGTAATCCAGCGCAAACTTTTGTGCGGCGCGATCCACGTTTGAACCACCGCCACCAACGTTGACGTTTTGACGCGATGCGCCAACACCCTGGTCAATTGCAAACTGGTAACCAGGAAGGCCCAAAATTTCCTCACGGGAAACAGGTTTGGTCAAGCCAGGCAGTAATTCACCAATACGGGTCAGGGCGCCATAACCGGCTTCACGATACGGCTTTTGCTGTTCGTTGACGGTTTCAAACATTTGCCGCTGAACGTCAGCAGCATATTGCGTTGCGCCAGCCTGGGTTGATGCAGCCGATTTTGCGGCGCTTGATTGCATACCGGCGCCAATTAAGCCAGCGCCAGCCCCCAACAGTAGTGCGGTTCCGGTTCCGATTGCCATTATTTCAACTCCTTAATGAACGTCCTTTCAAGCGGTCTAAAGCCAGCCCGAAAGTAAACTTTTTCCATTGCTGCTGCGCGTTCATCTTCTAATGCAATCATAAACAGCGCCCTTGCGTTTTTATTCTTTGCCCAGGCTTCAATTTCCCTGAACATTGCGTGACCAATACCGCTGCCCCTGGCCGCGGGTGTCAGCCACCACCACAATTCCTGTGCCACCTGGTTATCGGGGCTGAAATAAAGCGGGTACAACAAACACGAAGTAACCCCAACAATTTCGCCATTCAATTCACCAACTAGCAAAAGAATACTGGTATTTTCCAGCGATGCTGCCAAAAATGCACGGGTTTTTGGTGGGTCAAAATCAGCAACCCCAACCATTGGCGAAGCGGCGTGAAAATCGGCCAGCAATTCAATGTATCTGTCCAGGTCTTCCGCGGTTGCTTGTCTGACGTTCAAAATGTTCCCCCGCCAATACCGTTAAGGGCCGTTAACAGCGTGAACGTGCCTTGGGCCGGCGTTATGTTGCCGATCACCGTGTTGTTGATTTCACCGCCATCAATGATGATGTAGTTGACCGTTTGCGAAACTACCTGTGGATTTTGCAACCAAATGATCCATTCACGCGACGGTCTTCCAGTTGCCGGTTCAATGAACGGCGACGTTGGAAACCGAATGTTGGTGATTGTGGCCATCAGTTATCCCCAGCGGATGCTTTCAGGTTTGCGGACACGACCACGGCTTTAACGGGATCGGTGATGGCCACTTCAAAAATGCGGTCACGCGACCAGCCCAATCGACGCCAAATGGCGCGGTTTTGATAGGCGCCTTGGCGGCCAATGCTTGTCCAATGCTCGTTTGACCAGGTGGAACCACCGTCATTCGACCAGCGCAACATAGCCTGGGGGTTTTCGCCTTGGCCAGTTGCAAGCCCCACGCCAGGTTGGAATTGGATTTGGAATTCCTCAAAATACTGGCGCTGCAAGTCGGTCGTGATGTGGGGGGCGCGGCGCAGCCGACGAATCGGGTTGCCCGCATCGGTGTATTGGTCAAAGTCCAGGCTGTAAATCTTGCCGTTTTCGTAATCGCCCACCAGGTTTTTGTTGGCAAACGCAATGCCGCAGTTGGCGCGGTGACGGTGGTATGTGGCCGTGGGCGAATCCCAATACAGCCATTTATGCCATTGCTGCGTGGTCAGGTCATAAACCCAGGTCAAGTCGGCATTGGGAAACGTGATGACGTAAAACTCATGGCCTTCAACCTGGTAAGTCCAGGCGCGGGCATCGGTCACGTCAACGCCAACCAGGCTGTTTTCAACAGCGTGGGTGGACAGGCGTTTGTATTCGTAGCCCTGTTGAACACCGATGATCGCTGTGCCAAGGGTGTCACGCGCCAGGAACATGAACGTTTCGCCAAAGCGGGCGACTGAAAAAGCCGCACCGCAACCGTTTTGCGACGACGTGCCGGAAATGCGTTGGAAGGGAAACGTCAACAAGCCGGTGATTTGGCTGCCAACGTCCACCCAAACTTCGGTGGTCACTTCGCCCAACAGGTAAACCTGGCGGTGGTCAACGATCAACGACACGATGTTGTCGGGCGATCCGTTCTTTGTACCGTACCAGGCTTGCGTGGACAGGGGCGAATCCAGGTCAGTCGATGACCAGTTTTGCGTGTCGGGTTCGTTGTAAATCACATACCCGTCCACCACGTCGGTGACGGACGCGCCTTGCCAGGGGCCATCGGTCGATGGCAACTTCACAAAAGTGTTTGACGGCACTTCGTAGTAGTAGCGGTTCACGCCGTCCACGATGTACGCGGTCAGCCCTTCGGTGGTCATTTGGTTGTCGGAAATCGACACCGGCCCCGTGCTGGTGGTCAGCGTTCCAACCTGGGTGTAGGCCAGGCTGGTGTCAATCCGGTACACGCGATTGCCGCACACGGCGATGGCGTATTGAAGGCCGGACAGCGCCCGCATACCGCGCACTTCCGCGGCGACGGGAAACGTGATTTCGGTCACCAGTCCAGGGGTAGGGTACAGGGCAACAATACCGCGTTCGCCTGGCTGTTTAGTCGGGTCGATTTCGGGATAGAAATTGATGCACTCCTGGTCATCCTGGTAGATTGACCTGGTGGTGTACGACGCACCGACAAAACCAAAGTCCATGTCAAGCCCCTTCGCGCAATCTGTTACGGCGAAGCAAAGATTCAATAGTGTTTCGTTTATTGTTCATGTTCACTGCTATTTGTCTTGCCGTTTGTCCTGATTTTCGCATTTGCAAAACCTGTTGGATTTCATCATTGGTGAATACCGATTTATGATGATTTTCGCCCGTTGGTAATTTTCTGCGTCCTTTTTTTACACAATCTTCATTGTTTGTCTTTATGTCGGCAACACGCAAATGCGCTGGATTGCAGCAGATTCGGTTGTCGCATAAGTGCATCAAAAATCCTTTTGCTCGTTTGTTTGCTGGCGCTCTAAGTTCAATCTGACCAGGATTGGCTAAGTTGAAAATTACCCGATGCGCGTAATAAGCAACATCATTGATCCAAGTTCGCCCGTATCCTGATTTAGTCAAATGTCCTTTCCATGGCCAACATTCCTGTTCACTTCTTACTTCTACCTTGCTCCACAACACTTCCGGCGTATTTGCTGGTCTTCCTGCTTTCATTTGGCGGCCCTCATAAAGCCACCATTCTATCATTACTATAAAACCTAGTTGAAGCCTCCATCGAGGATAAACGCAGCGTCTTTTGGTCTGCCGGTCATTAACACGTCAGGGTACTTCGACACTTGCGGCGGTTTCATATTGGTGCGCTTGATCGTGGCCTTGGCCTGGGCGGCGTAAGCCGAAATCTGCTGCACCTGGATTTGGTTGATTTTGCCGTACATTGGCATCAATCGTTCAGCCAAACACCAGCGCAGCGCCATGTTGTAGCCCTGTGGAAACTGGATCGTGCCATACAGGTCGCCAAACTCACGGAAAATGGTCTGCGTGAACAGGTGCATTTCACCCTGGGCGGGGTTTGGCCACAAATAAATGGTTCCCAGCAGTTCGGACGGTTGATAGTAAAGCGATTTGGGCCACGGGCCGTTCAAAGTCTTCAGGCCGATAGATTCGTATTCTTCCAGGCTCAGAATGGCGATGGGATAGTCCAGGCCGCCACCGTAGATTGGGACGCCGTTAGACGTCGTGGTAACCCGCACAAAAGCCGATTCGATAGTCAGGGGGCGCTCATAGTAGGCGTCGATGATTTGGGCCACCACCGGCGTCGTGTGGGTGCGGCTGACCGTGTAGGTGCCGCCCTCGTTGACGTTACCGCCCGCCCCCGTACCAAACCCCACAATGGTGGTGCCGGACAGTACGCCAGGGCCGGTCAGGGTCATGCCCATGGTAATCGCGCCCTTGGTCACGCCGTCCACCGGAACGGTTAGGGTCGTGCCGCTGATCGAACCCACAAACCTTGCCGACACGTTACCCGATGGCCCGATGGTGTACTGGGTCTGATTCTGCACACAGGGGAACACGATTTCGGTGCGATAAAACACCATCATGTTTTCGTTTGACCATTGGGCAATCATGTCATTCAACATATCCAGCCCGTCCTGGGCTTCGTCTGCTGTTGGGTTTTCGCCAGCGGCCAACGCGCCAATGTCTTTCATGGCGCGGGTAATAATGTCCAATGGTCTTGTCATGTCATTTCCTTATAGTTCCGGCGTGAAGGTTTGGGGCAACCACGGCGCAACCGCGGTGGTCTGCGATTGCAAATAAGTCACCTGGTCGTCTAATCGACCCAGGATCATTGATTTGCCGTCGCGCACCGCTTCAGCCTTTACCCATTCAATCACCATGTCTTCGGTGACTTCGGCAAAAGGTGTTTTGACCGTTGGTTCCAAAAACCGCCAACAACCTTCAGTTGAAACGGAAATGTCCTTGTTTTTTGCCGTGACAAAGTACCGCGCAGCGGTAATCAATTCGCCGTTGGCTTCAATCCCAAGAATTTTCCATTGATACGCGGTCATTTCAGCAGTCCACGGCGCCCTGGAATTCAGGCAGCGTTTTCAGGTGGTTGTATGCCTGGGTAATGGCGTTTGCGCCAGCCAGGTCGTAAGGGGCCTGGTAACGTTTTTCGTCAAACCACGGGCTGTCAGCGTCTTTTTGCCAACGAACCATTGCCGTCATGCCGGATTTGTTCAGGTCGATTTGGTCAACGCGAATGTAAGCATTCGGGCAAGTCAAACCGTTTTCGTTTGCGTAATCTTTTTTCAAAGCCATGATGATTCCTTTCAATTAAACCAGTTGATTGATGTTCCAGCGGAACGTTAATGCGCCATACGACGATCCAACAACAGCCTGGACGTCAAGCCCCGACATTTGGAATTGCAAAGCATTCACGCCTGGCGACGCATCATCGCCAGCAATTCTTACCGCAACAGCATTTGAACCGTATGCATTGATGTAATACATCGCGGTGTGTGCGCCTGAACCTTGCTGCGAAATGGTCGCAACATAAATTTTTTGCACGTTTGTGTTGGCCAGCGTGGTCAACGTAAAAGTTTCAGCCGACCCCGATCCGGCGCTGCCAAAAAATCCGGTGGTCAAATTAAGGCTTGTTCCGATTAACGAACCGCCATTGATTTCATATCCGGTGATTGATTTTGTTCCCGACCTGGTGGTGATATATCCATTTGTGCCGGATGCTGCGTCAACGATGGTTCCGTTTGCGTACGAAATCATGTTGTTCGCGAACGTGATTGATCCAGCCGAATCCACGTCAGCCGCATACGGAACGGATGATCCGGTATCAACATGGAAAACGCAATCCGTTACGACTGCCGCAGTTCCAGTTTCGCATCGAACCGCGGCGGCTTCTGCGCCGGTAACAACACCACCAACACCCCAATTGTAAAATTGGCAACCGTCAACAATCACCGGTTGGTCAATGTTGCTCACCAAATAAATTGGGTTGTGGTTCACGTCTTTGATGACGCAACCAGTAATGGCAATTGTTTTTGACCGCTGCGCTTTGACAAAGTAATCACAATACAAATCAGCGGTTGCGCCCAACCCATTGCCGCGGATGACGATGTTGGAAATTGCGACTGCATCGCAATAATCCATGTAAATTCCGCCGTTCTTTTTGTACGTATCACCAGCCGTCGTTACCAGGTACGAATTGCTGAATTGCACTTCTTGAACCTTTTGCGCGGCAGTTCCAACCATTTCAATGATTGGGCGAACGCCAGCGGGGCTTTCCATCAACACTTCACCAGCATAAACGTTCACCATGCTGGTATTGATGTGCGTCGTGCTGGCATCAAATGGCGTCAACGTAATACACGCTGCTGCACCAGTATTGGCCCAAATGTTCACGATGCGGTTGCCGCCAGCCACAATTTTCAACGGAATACCACCGCCCGAAAATTCCGAATCGGTCACCGCGCTGTCGGAATACAAATGCAAACCAACAGCGGTCGGGTGATCCGTCGGGCTGGTGTTCATAAACACGCGGTCATAACGCGCCAAACCTTGTTTGTTGTACACGCCAAAACTGGTGTAGTTGTACACCCCGCAATCCATCATGGTAAAGAACGCGCCATAAGTCGCATCAATACCAATTGCAGCCTTTTCGTCGCACTCAAATCGAATTTGCGAAAACGTCAAACAGTCCGCGCCGGATGCGCCGCTGTTTCCAACACGCATGATGTGTGTTTGACCCGACGAACGGGCTTTGATGACGGTTTGCTGCGTGTCGGTGTAGTGATAAAACCCATCACCAAAATACACCGCGCCGCGGGCGTCATACGGGATCAAAAGTTCGTCAACCAGGTACACGCCCTGGGGAAAATAAACTGGTCTGTTGGTGTTTAACGCGGCCTGAACGGCTGCGGTCATATCCAACGTTGGCGCCCCACTTTGCGAATCGGTGATTTGCGCCTCGGTCATAAAGTCATGGACACAAAGGTAATCCATGAATTTTTGATGCACGGTTTTTCCAACCGATCCAGTCAAATTTCCCGAATAGTTTGCCTGACGGAATCCAACCAGGGCATCACCCAACGCGGGGTTTGATGTGTTTGCCAGGTCGGTCGCAATGTAAGTGGAATTCACGTTGTCGTAAGTTCCAATTAAGTTGCCAGCCGAATCCTCAACAACAAATTTATAGGTCAACCCTTCGGTCAACCAAATTTCGTTTACGCGACCGGACGCGTCCAACACGATTGGATTGCTGTGTGCAATCAATCCGGTGTAGGACGTATATGTGGCCAGGGGCGTGGTTGTTCCCGCGGCATACGTGTTGATTTTGCCGCCAGCCAGCGGAACGCCGGAATCGTCGAACAACTGTGCGCCGACGCCCGCAAATAGTGAAATGTTCACGCCCATATATTTTTTCCTTTATCCGCCAAATTGCACCAAGTACCAGCGCCAGGTTGTTGATCCAAATCCTGACCCGATGACCAATTGGACATTAAGGCCGGACGTTGTAATGTTCATATCCAAAACAGGGTTTGTGTTGTCCTGATAAATGCGGAATGCGCCCGCGCTGGAACCGTAAGCATTTAACAACGCAAAAACCACGTTACCCGTACCGCCTTGTTGCGACAGCATGATGTAATAGTTTTTTTGAACGTTTGAATTAGTCAGCGTTGTGATGGTTGTTGTGCTGCTTCCCGATGCTGAAAACGAACCAGTAGATTGATAAACTGGCCCAACGCCAGTTAACGACCCGCCCGTAATGGCAACGTTGTTGGCTGCCTGGGTGGACATTGTTCCCAGGCCGGTGATGTCGGTGTTGGGAATCGTTGATGACGCGGTAAATGCGCTGGCGCCGTTGCCTATCAAATAGCCGGTCAGGGTGGTTGCACCGCTGCCGCCATTACCAACCGCCAGGGTTCCCGAAACGTGCGTTGTCAGGCCAATTTTCCCCCAGGAAGGGGCAACCCCAACGCCACCTGAAATCAACGCGTTGCCGGTGGCCACGTCGGCCAGTTTGGCCAGGGTTGTGGTGGTATCAGCATAAAGCAAATCACCCACGGCGTAGGACGCAAATCCCGTACCACCATTGGCTGCAATCAAAGTACCCGCAACAGTCACGACCCCTTTGGTTGCGGTCGATGGTGTCAGCCCTGTTGTGCCAAACGAAATGGATTCAACAGCCAAATTGGCCACGGTTTCCCAGGCTGGCGCTGATCCAGTAGATTTCAAAATCGTACCGCTTGATCCAATGCCAAGTTTTGACAATGTTGTGCCGGTGGCGTAATACAGCAAATCGCCCGCGGTGTACGAAGTCAGGCCCGTACCGCCCGCAGTTGTGGGGGTTGTTTTCCATCCAATAACTTGCACCGCGTTGGCATTGTCTTTGTAAAACAATTTGCCGTCGGTGATATTGATGGCCAGTTCCGATCCCAACGTGCTGTTGGTCAAATTCGATGCCGACGGCAATTGGCTTGCCGTGCTGCTCGAATAAATCAGAATTGGTGTATATCCGGTTTGTGCCATTAAAATGTTCCCCCGCCCGCGCCACCAGTTGCAGTTAATACCCCTGTGGACGGATTAAATTTAAGTTTAGTCGATGACACTTTGGCGGGCAAGTTTCCGGTTGTGTTTGTCACCCAAGTCAAGTACATATCAGCAGCGGTCGTTGTGTCATCCGTGATGCCAATATTCGCTGCGTTTGTTGCGTTTGTTGCACTTCCAGCCGATCCGGCGCTGCCATCAATTGAAACGCCGGTCAGCGATTGGGTTGCGCTGGCGCGATTCAACGCAATGGTGGTTGTGCCAATGTGCAGCGACGAATTGCCCAAAACGGTTGACGGGATCGTGCCGGTCAGTTCGCCCGCGGGCAAACCAGTCAGCCCTGTGCCAGCGCCAGCAAATCCCGTTGCGGTAAAAATGCCGGTGGACGGGTTAAATTGCAGTTTGGTGCTGCTGACATATTCGGTCGTCAGGTTGCCCGTCGTGACGTTTGCAATCAACGGGTAAAACGTTGAATTGGTTGTCGTGTCGTCGGTCACGGTCGCGTAAGCGGTAGGTGTCACCCAGGAAGGGGGCGAAGTTCCGTTCGACTGCAACACCTTGTTTGCATCACCCGCGCCGGACGCCAAAAACGCCGTTGTACCGCTTGCGGATTGGTAGGGAATACTGGCGGCTGCACCGCCCGCCAAATTCGTCGCTGTGGTCGCATTGGTGGCGTTGGTGGCTGTTCCAACGGTAATGGATGCGGGGTCAGTCCATGCGGGGGCCGATGCGCCCGCGGTCAGAATGTACGTGGACGACCCCAAACCCAGGAACGTGGTCGCGCCCGCGCCGGTTTGGTAGGGCAGCGAACCCGCAGCGCCAGCAGCCAGGTTGGTGGCTGTCGTGGCTGTGCTGGCCGATCCAGCCGAACCAGCGGTGGTTGCGTAACTGACGGACAGCGTGGATTGCGCCACGTTTGTCCATTTGGTTCCGTTCCAGGCAACCACGTCGCCGCTTGCCAGGGTTCCAAAACCCACGTCGCCTTCGTACTGGCCGAATGCGCCTCCAAATGTTGGACGCACAAACAGCGAACCGTTGGGCGATGCTGCGTGAATAACCGCGCACACCTGGATTTTTGCGTTGGGCGCTGCGGGTGGGTTTTTGGTCAGCCCACCAGCAACCAACGGGTTGTAATACAGGATTTGGCCATCCACCCAGGCTTCAGCGCCGCCGGTGGTGTCAACACCCCGCACCACGCCAAAGTGGGTCACATAACCCCAATTGCCCACGCCGATGTTTTCGGTGGCAATGCCCATCACATACGACGCGGTGGATGCCGTCAAACCGGACGCGGGCTGCGCTTCCAGGCCGCCGGATGCACCCACCGAACCCGTGAACATGACAACCTGGCCATCGGAAATGGCGGCTGTGGCTTTCACGCGGTAATACGTTTCTTCGCCGATTTGCTGAACAACCGCACCACCTTGCATGGTCAGGTTCAGCGTTTTAGCATTGTCGTCGCCGTTCCAATACAAACGGCCAACCACGTCGGTGACGGTCGGGCTGGTGTTGAATTGAATGTATGTTGGCGTTGCGATTGCGCCGGTCAATCCTGACAAACTGGTGATGTCGCTGTTTGCGCCACTTGCTGCCGCGCCCAGGTTTGTCCTGGCCGTCGGCGCGTCGGATGCGCCCGTGCCGCCATGCAACACGGCAATGTCGGTGGCTTCCCAGGTTCCCGTGCCGATGGTTCCCAGCGTCGTGATGCTGGTTTGACCTGGCCAAGTGGCTGAAATTTTCAGGCCGCTGGCGCTGGCGTCCAGGGACGTGCCGTTCAGTTTGACGGAAAACGCGTTGGAAATCAGTTGCAGCCCGTCGCCCGCCGTGTACGTTCCCGCCCCCGAAAACTGCGTCCAGGGCATGGCGGTGACGCCAATCGTGCCGGTCGATGCTGCGGTCGTCACCCAGCCGGTGTTCAGCAATGACGTTCCGGCCTCAATAAATGTGAACGCGCCTGGCACTTCAGCCCAATCGTTCATGTCCGCGGTGCGCGTCCAGCCGCTGGCGCTGGCCGCATAAATGCCGTTTTGCGCCTGGGCGGTTTGGTTTTTGACCAGGATGCGATCACCCGCGGTCAGCGCGGATGGCCAGTCGCCACCAGCCTGGGTGGAAAGGCCCGACAACGTAATGTTGTTGGTGGTCGTGTACAAACACGACGCCTTGATATCCAAACCCTGGGCGACCGAATCAACGTATGCCTTGTTGGCCACGTCAGCGTCCGCAGTAGGCGTTGCGGCCACCTGGGCGGTTGTGAAATACGCTGCTGCGGGGGCGCTTCCACCAATTACGGACGAATCAATCGTCGAATTCGTAATGGTTAACCCTGATTGAACAGGGTCAATCGGGGCAAAAAAAGGCGTTCCCGCTGGGCCAACAAGATATTGAACGGCAAACGTCGGTTCAGGGTCAAAAACGCCCTGAACCGGAACGATGTTGGTGGTCTGTTTGCTGGCGACCTGGTTGGTCATGGGTTACCCCGCTGACAATGGGGTCACAAAGCATTCGCCGTTTGCAGCCGTACCAATGATGCGGACGTAAAACGTGTTGCGTGGGGCTGGAATCACGATAGGGTAATTCATACTAGGCGGCAAAATCACACCAGGCGTTGAATTGCCGGACGTTGGAACAGCCGGTGTTGCCGTGCTGGCAGCCGTAGTACCCAACGAAACCACAACGGAAGCCGTGCCGGTGTTAATCAGCGACACGTAGTTGTTTTCCACGTTGGATTTGGGTTCGATTGCCAGGGCGGTTGAAGCGGACGACGGAACCGTGATTCGGTAGGTCGGCCCATTAGGTCTAAAACTTGGCAGCATATTCGTTCCCCTTTCTTGGGAAATTATAAAGTTTCAAAAGGAAAAAGCCACCCCTTTTGGGGGCGGCTTTCCCGATTATTTTTCCATTCAATTAAGAAAGGAAAGTTAGGTCGTAACCATAGATGTAAACGTCAGCAGTAGCAGCGGCGCCCTGGGCAGTCGTACAACGGATGTACAACTGAGAAACGTCGATTGCGTCAGTTGACGTTGCCGCCGTGACCACAACTTTTGCGCTGCTGGAATTGCCGGAAAGGGCGTAAGCCGATTTGATGGCAGTACCAGTTGCGCCAGCGCCGGTGTAAACGGCCAACTGTGCAGTTGTAAGGTTAATGGATGCGTTGGCAACGATCACCGCTTGAACGCTCACGTTGCCGGAATCGTTGACCATCTTTGCAACGGTGTCACCGACTGCATTCAGTTCAACGCTTTGGGCCGACGCCAACAGGCGCAATGCCTGGTTGGTCGCAAGGTTCGACGGGTGGTTGGTGGTGGTAGATGCTGGGCCTGGATTAGACATGATCTGTTTCCTTTCTTGGTTGTCGGTTGATGTTTAGGCTGCAACGCGGCAAGCCAGTTCAGGGTACAACGACGCCCAACCATACAGCACATCCAAACGGGTCGGGATGCTGTCGTTGTTGATCGTGTACTGACGAACCACGCGGATTGACAAGCCAAGTTCCTTATCGGACGCACGGCCAGCGAAGTGAACGCCATCAGGCAGTTCCAAGTCAGCGGTTGCCAACGTGAAAGCATTGCGGTGCATGATGATGTTTTGCGGGCTGACTTCGCCGCTGTTCGCGAACGGAGTAACCACGGCGCTGGCGCTGGTAGAAGTCACAACCACGTTCTGGAATTGACCGCCGGTGATGATGGCGGGCGAAACCGTCACGGATGTGCCGCCAGTTGCCACGGTAGTGGTTGCGGTCACAACGAAGTTGCGAAGTTTGCCGGAACCGTAGGCTGCGCGGTTTTGTGGGTTGACTGCGTACACGCCAGCGATCTGGATCACGTCGCCCTGGTTCAGGGTCAGACTTACGCTAGATGCGATGGTGATGCTAGAAGTCGAAGCCCAACCAGTCGCCAACGAACCAGTAAAGGTCGAAGTGCTGGTGGCCATTGTGCCGGTGTAGTTACCAAAAGTTTGGCTCACAATGTTCTGATCCATCTTCCAGTTCATGCCACCAGAATCACGACCCATCAGACCTTTTTGATACTGGGTGCTGACTTGGTTTTGAGGATTGAACAAACCTTTGAGACTGTCAACGATAGTCGCGCTGGTGAACGGTTCGATAATGCACGAACGGCGGCCATCGCGGGGTGCGCCTTCAGAATCAAGGTATGCCTGGCCAGTCAGGTAAGTGATAAGGCCAGTCGGCGGCGTGCCAGCAGTACCAACGATGTTGGCGGTGTTGTTTTTGGCCAAGGTTGCGCCGTCATAGTCAATCTTGTTGGCAATGGCAGCAATGGCGGGTTTCAACACACGGTCGCTGAACATATCAAGCGACAACGCCAAATCCTGGGTCGTGAATTGTGTGTCCACGTGGAATTGGGTTGACAGCGTGACAGGAACGCTGGTTTCGTTGAAGTCTTCAACGTTCAGGGCGGGGCCGGTAGTACCGATGAAACGACCAGGACGGCGAACGTTCAGCGTATTACCAATTTTCGCGCCCACGACGGCAAATTGATCGTCATACTCGCGGTTTACTTCGCTAGTAAAGGTCAATTCGTTTTCCAAGACCATCAACGCTTCGTTGGTGATCTTGCTAATGGTTAGCAAATTGTTGGACATGATTTTTTCCTCAAATACGGGTTAAGTTGTCAGCGGATTCTACGTGCTGCGCGGGCTGCTTTCCATTGCTGATACGTTCCATGGAAATTGCCATCGGCATCCAGGCCCGCATCAACGGTGTTAACCGCACCACGCAGCGGCGAAATCGGCGCTGGCGCTTTTGACTTCCCAACAACAGGCTTCATTTCAGGGGCGCTTGCCTTTGATTCCCTCTCATAACGGGCCTCAATTTTTCCAATCTCACGGACGGCTGAAACAAGTGACATTTCGGACAACTTTTTTGCAAACTCGGTGTTTTCAGCCAAGTAATACAAAATTCGCGGCCCATGCTCTGATTCGATGATCGCATCGCGCACCGGATCGCTTACGCGAACGTCGCTGCTTTGCACCATGTCGTCAAAGTCCGGCATCTCGGATTTCACCGCGTTCACACGATCTGCCCAGGCTTTGAATTTCTGTTCCTGTTCAGCCGCGGCCTTGCGGTTCTTTTCTTCCCGATCCCGTTCTGCCAACTTTTTATCAGCGGTATATTCGGCCAACGCTTTCGCGTATTCGTACATATCGCTGAATTGTTCCGGCTTCGGTTCCTCGCCAACGTCATCCTGGGGGGCTTGCGCCTGGGGGGTGACTTTGGTTTCGTACTCCTTCAGCTTGGCTTCCAGTTGTTCACGTCTTTCACGCTCTACGCGGGCTTCCTCGCGGGCCGCTTCACGCTGTTTCGTGATCTCTGAAAACCGCCTTTCCAACTTCGGATTGGGCTTGCGTTCCTTTTGATCCTCTGTTGCTGTCGCGTCCTTCCCTTCCCCGTCCTGTCCACTCTGATCGTCCTGGGCATCCGGCTCGGCTGCGGCGCTGTTCGCGTCATCGCTTGCCGCCGCGGGTGCTGGCTCTGTATCAACTAGACCAAGTTTTTGGGCCGTGAATTCCGCTAAATTCTCACTTGTCACCAGGTTACTGGCAACGCGTTCTGCTGTTTCCGACATAGGTTCCCCTAAGAATTAACCCGATGAAAACCCATCGGTAGGTTTTGGGTTATTGTCAACCCGTAATCTGTCCCTGTCAATCACATTACGCCAGGGGGCATTGGTTGGCCTTGCGGCTGTCCCATTGGCTGCCCCATTTCAGGCTGCATTGGTGCTTGCATAGGTTGTTGCATTGGCGGCTGCGCCATCAATTCCTGGCCAGCCTGAATAAATGGGTTGCCGGTGTCGTTTACTTCCATTTCCGCAAATGCCGCGGCGTCTTTTTGTTCCTGGTTGCGCCGTTCCATTTCGGCGGCCAATGCCTGTTGGGGCAGTCCGGCCAGCACCAGGCGAACCATGGCGTCCAGTTCCATCTTGTTTTGGTCGGTCACGGCCTTGATGTTCGACTGGTTGACCTTGGCTTCGTTGATCGTGTCGGTGTTGTAGGCGCGGCTGATTACGTCCATCAACTTGCGACGGTTTTGGCCGTCTTCCTTGATCTGCGCGACCTGGCCACGGTTGTTGATTTCCAACTG